TGTGGCTTCTGCACCGGAAGGCGATGAAGGGCGCACCTCTGATACTGTCGATGATGCCCCCGCGTTTAGCGCCACTCTTCCCGCATGGCGCAAAATCGCCGTTGCCAGACGGTCGGAAATAATCCCACGGCGTGCCCAGGCGCTGAAATGGCTCGCCCTGTCCTGTGACGTCCAGGTGGCTGAGCTGTCACGCCATTTCGAACCGTAATATCCGATACCCGGAATGTCCGGGTCTTCTTCCGGTTTGTTCGTCGGCACATTCACCCCGTTCTCATCGGTCATGAACGGTACGAAATGGATATTCTTTTCCGTTTTGTTTTTATAGCTGCCGTACACCGTCTGGTACGTGGATTCGTTCTTCTGCTTCCAGAAATACGTCGTATCTCCACATATCCAGGGAACACCGCCAGCAGAGCCACCGACGCACTGACCTGCCATATCCGCCAGGTCTGCACGGAATTTATCAACCAGCGCACCAAACTGTGCTGCGTGATTTGCCGGCGTACCGCCAAAATCAAATTCCCCCTGCATCCACACCACGGCAAACAGCACATTTTTCGGATTCTTCTTCAGTGCTGCTTTTGTTCGACCGATAAGGTCCTTATACAGCGGCTTGTCCACACCCCAGCGGGTTGAATTCTCCGAGGCACCACTCGCGTCACTGTATGTGCCATCGGCTCCGGTGGTGAACGCTGAACCACCACGACAGCACGGAACCAGCAGAATGCCCGCATTCGCCGGTATAAACGGCAGCAATTTTTTGGCGATATGCAGCCCTTGCCCCACGGTTCCGTACTGCCCCTTTGACAGGTCCGCTTTCGGATGGTTAAGGCGGCTCATGTCCTGCACATCATGCAGACAATGGTCCGCCGGAATGATGTCGTTATATTTGCATGCTGCACCGCCCGGTGTCACCGTACTGCGGCGCGCCAACTGCTTAATACGCGGGTCCGGACGGTCATATGTCTCCGGCAGCGGAAGACCTTCACCATACGACATGCCGTTTGACTGCCCTGCCAGAACCACAACAAAGTAATACTCCGGGTCGCTGGTGGCACTGATTACTGCACCTTCTCCACCTGTCGGCTTCACCACAACAGGTGTGCTCACATCACCTTCTGCGACAATCGCCTGAATAAGTGCTGCGCCATCATCCGTATACGAAGAAAACGGCCCACCGTATGGTTGCCATCCTTCACGAATTTTTTGCGCAAGTGCATCAGCAAGGTCTGACGGCGATGCCGCCCTGACCACATCGTAATGTTTAAATGTCATGAATCCTCCCGGCCGGGATAGTGTACTGAATCAGATAAAGAGCGGGCTGAAGTCCGGAAGTTACAGGACAATGGCAGAAGGGAGACTTACAGCCCGCAATTCGAAAAAGGCCGCGCAGTTGCGCAGAGTGATTACCATGGGGTATTATTCGCCAGCTGAAATATTACTTCACGTTTTGTTGTTTATTCCTTGCCGCCCGCGTCTCCCAGCGCGGGCTTTTTTTGCCCATAAAAAAAGCCCCTCCGGAGAGGGGCTTCGCTACGTGTCTGTTAACCATATGCATGGTGCCGGGTGCCTCCCGGTGAGTTCAGTATCAGCACCTGAACCCGCACAGAAAGGATAGAGTAGAAACACCTGCGCTGATATGCCCCTCCGCTCAGGGGGATTCACCATGCCAGTTTCTTTTAACAAACTCCCCGCAAACCAGACAACTGTCAACCGTCTGAATTGTGAGACATTTAAAATTTTCGGGGCGTACCTGATACCCGGTTAATTCTGCAATATCATCCGTTCTGACTGACTAAATCCTGTACTTCCCTGACCGTCTGCTCAAAACGTTCAGTCTCCAGCTCAACGCCAGTTGCACGACGCCCCAGCGCCATCGCGGCTTTGACTGTCGAACCCGACCCCATGAAGAAATCTGCAACCAGGTCACCCGGACGACTGCTCGCACTGATTATCTGCTGCAGCATTTCTGCCGGTTTTTCGCACGGATGTTTCCCGGGATAGTACTGCACCGGTTTATGCGTCCACACATCCGTGTACGGCACCTGCGCCGTCACGCCAAAATACCGCCGCAGATGCTTATATTCACTCTGCAGTTCCGCATACTGCCGGTTCAGTGAAGTATACGTCTCCAGCAGCTGGTGGTGGGGCTTTTCCAGTTCACCGCGCTGATGCTTCTCTTCTGCCACCCGGGCAAACAGCGCCTGTAATTTCAGATAATCGCTTTCGTTCGGTAGCTGCCACTGACTGGCACTGAACCAGTGCGACACCATGTTTTTCTTTCCTGTGGCATCCACTATCTGTTTTGCCGTTATCCCCAGGGCAGCACGCGCATCACGAAAGTAAGAAATCAGCGGAGCCATCACATGCTGTTTCAGTGCCCTGCCCTTCGCCTCATACCCGGCATCTTTCGGACGATACGGCCCCTGATAATGTTCCGCGAACAGAATGCGCTCTGTGGCGGGGAAATACGCCCTCAGGCTTTCCTTGTTGCACCCGTTCCAGCGTCCGGACGGCTTCGCCCAGATAATATGGTTCAGCACACTGAAGCGTTCACGCATCATGATTTCGATATCAGATGCCAGGCGATGACCACAGAACAGGTAAAGACTTCCGGCAGGTTTCAGCACCCGCCAGAACTGCGCCAGACACTGGTCCAGCCACTTCAGGTAATCATCGTCGCCCTTCCACTGGTTATCCCAGCCCTCGGGCTTCACTTTAAAGTACGGCGGGTCCGTGACTATCAGGTCAACAGAATTTTCGGGTAACGACCGGATAAATTCCAGGCAGTCGGCGTTGACTAACTCACAGCTGGATATTTTTACAGTATTAAGCATGGATCATTAAGCCTGTCTCTGATAGGCTCATTCTGCTTTTGCGCAAAGCAGTGGGCCTGAGGTTTGCTTGTGACCCCAACGCATGAGCAGATGGCTGGCAGGTGCCGCTAACACCCACCAGCCGCCCATTACCACAAATAAAAAAAAACCTTCACTGCGGAAGGCGTCTGTAACAACCGAACTGATAATCTGCCAGACCCGCCATAACAAGCTGGGTCAGTATTAACTGGCAACGTTCGCGTGAAAGGTAAGTATTCTGCGCAATTTCCCCGACGGTCGCCGGTTCGGTGACGCTTAATTCATTAAACACCACTCTGGCGGTTTCGGTCATATCCTGCTGTTTTAGCATGTCTTTTTCCCTTTTCTGGTTAACGTGACATACCAATAACTCTTGTCGAAAAAGCCAGCAAGCTGAAAGACCGGTATTCACAACCACCAGCGCGTTTACTGTACTGGCGTGATTTCAGTCATAAAAAAACCCGCCTGGCGACGGGTGTAAAAAATCTTCTAACGTCAGGCATAAAACGCCCATCGTTAGGGCAAATTTACCACAGATTCGGGAAAAATCAACAAAGCTATCTGGTCACCTTTTTCAGTTGTTGTTCTGCCCATGCTTCTTCAATATCAAACTGCACCACCAGCGTATCGTAAAAACGTTTAACTGTTTTTTTCCATGTATCAAGAGATATGGCATCGGTTACATTACATATGGCATTAAATGCCTCCGTTGAAGGTAATCTTTCATAGCCACGACCACCACAACGCTGGCAGTCTCTGATAACAGGCATACCACGTTTTACCGACTCTTCACGATGAATGGCAACACCGCGCCCACGACAATCTTTACAGGCGGTGGAAACCTCCCCCTTCCCTCCACACTCCGGACAGGCAACTTTTACCACCTCCCTGACTTTTTTCCATTCCTCCCAGTAAGACGGATACACGCCTTTTGTGCACTTTGCCCACACTGGCGGCTTACCATCCGGATACTGGATCTTGTTTGTAAAAACCTCGCTTTCAATAAATTTTTTTCCGTGACAACAGGGGCACTGTTTTTTGCTCGCCGCGCTACGGGCATAATCTTCAAACGCATACGAAGCCATAATACGCATCACTGCCGGTTTTATTTCTGCCGGGAGTTTTCTTAACGCCGCCACGCGATCACACCGACTGAGTGCATATTCTGTCAACAATTCTGTTGCCCGCTCTCTGTCATTCATACTAATGCCCATTTTCCCAAGGAACGCAGAAAACCCCATCTCAGCCCAATTCTGTGTCATGCCCTGCGCGGCCATCACATCAGTGATACTCAGCGTATCTTTCGACGTTGAGGCCGATGCATCAGTCAGGCCGGGGGATTTTGGGGAGTAGTATTTCGGTAAATCTTCCAGTTTCATTTTTTGACCTGCCCTTCAAGCATTATGGGGTAAATCTTCACCCCCAGACGTCCACCAGATACTGGCTGAGCACGAACGATATTGATTTCATCAAACTGCTCATCGTCCATTAGCAACCCCGCATGCGTCAGCGCATCCAGCGGCGCTTTCAGAATATAGTCCAGGTCACGGCGGCGCTTATCCGGTGGCTCGGCAATAATCTTTATCGCCAGCCTTCCGGACAGGCTTAATTTCAGCCGCTGCTGGCGAACAATAAGCGCCACAGCCCGGCGATAACGCTCACCGGCTTTTGATACAAAATATGTGCTGCCACGACGTCGCCAGTAGGTGTTCACCGTCGGCGGGTAAAGCAAAACAAACTCTATACGCATCAGTAACCTCTTTTACCCGAGCACGCCGGTTGCAAAGGCGTGATCAAGAAAACGAAAAATTAAATCAACCTGGGAACCATGCTTTTCTTCGAACGCCAGCGGATCCGCATGAAGCTCGTTGTGATGCTCCCGACACAGCGGTAGCGTGAAAATATCGTGGGATTTTGTTCCCATTCCACCCTGACCATGACCAATCAGATGATGAGGATCGTCCGCTGGCTTACCACAACACGCACACGGTTGTGTCTTTACCCAGCGTGTGTATTTCTCATTTACCCAGCGGCGACGTTTAGGTCGTTTCATGAAGGATTCCGGAGACTCCGGATCAACGGCAATGCTGACCACCGTCTTTTCCTGTGGTGGGTTCTGTTGCTGGTGGGTGTGAGGCGGTAGCGCAATATTTTTTGTGCGCTGCTTCAGTATGCTGGTGGCGGTCTGTTCTCCCGGTATGATGTCGCTTTCACGGTATACGGAGCGGATTTTTTCCGCCGGTAATCCCAGAGAGCGACGCGATACTGCCTCAGGTAATGCGTCCACCACCTGATTGCAGACTGCCCACCAGGATAATTCAGCCAGCGATAATTCCCGCTCCTGCGTGCCATTCATTACATGGCGTATGACGTCAATCATCCAGGCTGTCAGATTTTGTTGAGTAAGTTGCTCAAGTGATTCGGAGGTCTGGTCGCGCAGCTGGTTGTCGCAGTGCCAGCACAACACCATTGCGCCAGCACCGTAACTGTGAATAACGGTTTCGCTGTGATGATAATCGCCGTGTGGCCACTGGCAGGATTTCACGTGACGTAATAACCAGTCAGACAGTGCACCAGCGCCGCCAGCTGCACGAATCACCCGCTCATCGCTGAAAAATGGCAGCAGTGATTTATCTTCCGCCAGCGGCTGGCGAACAGTAGGAACCGCTCCAGATGGCAGCGCCCGCATGTTTTTCGGTTCCGGCTCCACCAGCACCCTGCCGCGATGAAAAACTGGCAATGATTCACGACCGGGCTTAAGGACCACCAGCCCGAGTTCCGGAACCAGAACAGGTCGAAGTAATACCCGCACATTACCTCCAGACGCGCTGACGGTAGCAGGCATGTGTCCGTGGCAGATGTGCACGAACAGGAAGATATACAGAAACGGTCCAGGTCAGACGATCAGCGTTCAGACTCCGCTCCACACGGACACCGCGACGCAGATACGCCTCTTGAAGCATATCTGCCTCATCGATCGTACAGAACAGATAGTGAAACCAGCCATACTGAGGCGCACGAAAACGCCTCCCCTGCTTAATTTCCGGGTCGGCTTCAGAATTGTGGGATTTTATGTGTTGTGTCATCGGATTCTCCGGTGACAGCAGGTGTCAGTTGTTCAGGCTGACTGCGCGAATTGTAAGGCAATACGCCGGAATGTACAAACAGAAAACCCGTCAGTAAGACGGGCTTAACAAGCAGGGGCGGTTACTTTAATAATTTCAGTGCCTTTACATCAACTTCAACACTGCTCAGGTCTTTATCAATTTCACCCTCAATTCTTACTTTGTCTTTCGGAGAAACATTCTGCCCGGCCCATACGCTGTCATCAATATCCGTGACAATTGTCCCGCTATTGTCACGAAACTCATAACGTTCATCACCCACTTTTTTAACGATGCTCCCTTCAAGGATAACCCATGCATCATCCTTCAGTTCTTTTGCCTGCGCTACTGTTGAACGCTCTGCTTCTGGCCCCTGGAAACCACCCTGCTGTGCAAAAGCGCCAAAAGACACACCGGAAATAAGTGCTGCAATCAATACCTTTTTCATTCATAGTCCTCTTTCAGAGATGAACATTCAAACAGCATTTTCAGTATGGTAAAGCGCGGGTGCGTTGAGGATGCCTGACACATCAGAGGTGGCGGGAGATTACTCCCCCGCCTGGTCTCTTACTTCTCAGATTCGTAGTCTACGAAGACAGCGACCTCCGTCTGACCGGTTCGGATTCGCACCTCGCAGAGGTCTTTCCTCGTTACCAGTGCCGTCACTATGACGGTTAAACAGATGACGATCAGGGCGATTAACATCGCCTTTTGCTGCTTCATAGCCTGCTTCTCCTTGCCTTTCGGCACGTAAGAGGCTAACCTACATGTGTTCAGCATGGATTGAGCCTCAGATTAATGTTAAGCGTCTTGCAGGACGCGTAATGTTAACTGGGGCTTTTCTCTATCTGCCGTTGGTGTTCATGCCCGAGGCAGATAGCCTCAAGCACCCGCAGCAATTCTACTTAACTATCCTTTTCCCGCAAACCGTTTTTATCCCCAGCGGCAAATCGAATACACCACCAGCGCCACCGCCATCGCAATTCCTACCGTTGTGAATGCTTCAGGCCAGGTCATTGATTCACCTCCTGCGGCGGTTCTGGTAGCGACATCCAGTGGGTTGCTTGCCTAAGATCATTACCCGGACTAACTGCTATACCTCCGCGCCGGAACGTGCCTCCGAGATAGCGTGCGGAATATATTAATGGCCCAGCCTCGCTATCGATATTCATCGAAATAAGCACGTTCTGGCTCTTTTCAGGCATTCGCTCAGTACAGCTTATCCAGCCATCCAGAGTTATCGGAGATCTGGTTGACGTTTCCGAGATTTCCCGAAAATTGTTGGTTGACGAATTCTTATTTTCCCGAAAGTTTCCGGCCTGAAGCATGGCGACGCGGCAGGCGTTCCAGCCATCAGCATATGTTTTAGTTACACCGTCGAGATGGCAGGTAAGCAAATCCATTTCATCAGGCACTACCATTGCTATCGGCTCTGCTTCCAGTGATGCCAGCGCGATACGAAACACATTAGCCAGCAGGCTGTCTGAAGACTTGTTATCGTGCGCCGAGTCGCTCAGGAAGCCTGTGATGTATGATTTAATCTCCGCGCGTTCTCTGGTAATAGTGCTCATATCAGTTTTCCTTATACGGATTAATTTTATTGTGCAGTGCGCTGAATGATTCCCATGTCACATCGGTATATAGCTCAATAACTGGTTCAAATGTCCTTCCAATTATCCAGACCAGTAATAGCGGGGATATCGGTATCATCAACACTATAAACAGAATGAAAAACAGAAACTCTGTTGCTCTGCTCTTTCGTGGGTAATTTTTTTCTAAATAATGTTTCATTTCTTACCGCCCTTTCGGGCGGCCTCCTGATGTTCTGAGGGTGCAGGAATCCCTCCGGTTAAGGATTTAATAAAAATCGTTTCTGATTTAAATCTTCAGTATTTAGTTGTTAGTTGGTTTATCGCCTTTATGCTTCAGCCTTATTTCGCAACCAGACACAACCGGGCCATCTTCCGTATCATGAATGGAACCAATAAACCAGCCATCGCCCTCTGGTCGTTCCGGTTCCCATGCAGAAATATCAGCATCACACGCATCAAGGTCAGCACATCCTTCATCTCTGAAGCAGAGGACGTATTGAAGATTATTTTCCTCCATCCAGGCGTTAAACTCTTCCGTTGAAATATATTCCCGACCATCACAGAATTTTTCATATTCAGGATGTGTCCAGTTGCCATATCCGTCACGAACTACCGGCATTTCTTTAATTTCACTCACTGTTAACCTCCTGCAACGCTACACGATACGCCTTCTTTATCCACGCCTTACTGCCATATAATTTCGTCTTCATAATAAACACACCTGCACGACTCGCCGATATCCCCGGACAGGTTAACAGCACAGCATCCACCACACGGTTATGCTTCCGAAACTCCATTACAGTACTGCTGATAACCACCTGCCCCACCGGGCCGTAATCCTGATACAGGATTTTCACGCAGACACCCTCCTGTCGAAATAAACGTAGTTATTCACTATGCGCAGCGGCATGCCTAATTTTCTGGCAATTTCCCTTCTTTGCATGCCTCTCTGATGCAGTTGCCGCGCCAGCTCAATATCACGCTGAGAATATTTTGCCGACGGGTGAAAATCACCACGTAACATCATGCTGATGCCCAGCTCCCGTGCCTTCGTTCTCACTGCCGCTTCAGTTCGTCCGATAAGTGCGCCAACGCTTTTTACCTTCCTCGTTCCCGCACACTGCCGGAGTATCATGATTTCCGCCCGGCACCACGTCTTCCACCCACTCACCGCTGCTGTTCTCTGGTGGCGGTAATATCCCGGAGAATATCCCGGCACTTGTTCAGCTCCCGCAGCGCGGCGCA